AAAAAACTTAAAAATGTCACAGATTTAAACGAATTAAACAAAATGGGGTTGGGTTATTATAAAATAAATAAAAAGGGATATAATTTTAAAAATATATAAAAAATGGCTATCGGTGTTTATGGGGTTAAAAGACCCGCAGATGTGGATCCTAACGATATAGAAGTAGTGGTTATTTACACTAAAACTAGGAATGCGGGTGAATCGCAAATAATAACAAAACTATTTGGTAATCAAGTAATTAAACCAGTTATGTCAACACCAGAATTTGGTGGTAAAGACGTTGAAATACTTGGTGGTTTATATAATATGACATTACCAAAAACGATTTTTAATCAAAAGGGCTTCTATACCATATACATTAGACCAGCTCAAATCAGACTTAAAATTGAGGATTGCGCTGAATTGGCGACATATCCTGATGTTAAAGGTTTAGTTTTTAATATTGACACAGCCCCAACAAACTTTATCAATAAGTTTACGAATAATGGTTTGGATGGATATAGAATTGAATATCTAAATAACGATGGTACCAAAATACCTAATTTATATAGAATTATCACATCATCTTTTATCGCTGAGCCAGTACAAATTAATACACCAAACTCGTCTCAAAAGTCGATTAAATACATTTATAACAATGTTGGTAATATGTTATTCTGTACTGTAACACCAAATACAGCACCTAGTTTTAAACCAACATCAGCTCCATTTATAGGTAGAAAAGATCAAAATATCATTATAACCAACACCAACTTTTCTCCACAGATAATAGAGGTTGAAATGGTAAATTATGATTTGGAAAGTTTAGCCATAGGTTTATTCGCTGATCAAACAAAATCAATGGATGATGGAATATACACATTATACGATTTTGATGGTAACATTTATGCGCAATATGATCTATATGAGATTAGAGACGCTGTAGATAAAAAATTATTTGAGGTCAGAAAGAAAAGAACAAGTATTGACACAACAAAAGCCCTAAACAGAATAGTTAAACAATAATGGCTAATATTAGTTTTACAACAGATAATAGAATCATACGTGATTTGTATGATACCGCAGATGCGGCCTATGAGGCATCAAGAGCACTTGGTTGTGATGGTGGGTATCGAACATATTTAATTAATGGTGAAACTAAATATGTACCATGCTCTTCATATGTACAGTATGAGAGTGCGTTGAGATACAAGATAGTCCAAGGTAAAATTGGTGCATTTGGTAGTGATACATTTGGTGATAAATTAGTTGGTTTACAATTTGCTAACGCTAAAGACGAAATTGCTGGCGATCCATTTTTTACGTTGGGTAATTTTGGTATAAACAAAAGTGTACCGTTCTCACAAAACCAAATAAGACAAACACAATTAAATCTAAATGCAGCTTCAGTACAAAATGATGCGACTAAAAGTTTTACGGTTGAAAGTATTGCCCAAAGAAATTTAACTTATTTTGAGGGCAAGTCGTATGTTGAGACGTTAAAGAAAAAAGTTGATTCAAACATCACAGCTAAAGTTCTTTTTGATAAGAGAAAATTAGATAATTATGTTTTATTCTCATCATTAAAAGATAGGATAAAAAATGTTTTATTAGAAATTTACAATCAATATCCAGCGGCTATTAAACTAAGTGCTGTTTCGGTATTAAACCCAACAATAGTAAATTACGCCACTTACCCATTAGAAAAACGTTCAGAATTTAAAGTTAATTTATACGGTTTAACAAACCCTTTTGGTATCGAATACACAACATCTGGATCAACATTACAAGATAGTGAGACCATAACAAAATACAGAAACTTTACAAAAACATTTAAGGATTATGTTTTATATTATGATGGTGTTGAATATGAAATATTGAGTGCGACATTACCAACTAATTATAACGATGATGCAACTGGTATTAAATTAAGTATTAACGGTGATCCATTTAGTGCGCTAGTCAATGTTAACGGTGAATTAAATACAGGGTTTTATTTAAAACCAAAAAAGGCCGTATACGATGAATTTTTTAACAATTTATCTGACCTGGCTGCGTTTTTATTAAATAAAGACGAAAGTGGTAATTATGTGAGTGAATTCTTATTCCCTAAACTATCAGATGACGGTAAGTTGTTTAATGTAAAAGAAACGGTATCATTCCCAAAATACGATGAATTTAACATTGATATGTTTGCTGATCCGTTTGATGTTTACACAACCAAATTAAATGATTTAGCGGATAGTTATGATTCAGTTAAAACAAATTTAATAGCTAGGTTTTTAACAACAGATAGTTTACAAGAATTCGACACCGATGATAGAAAAGCTAACCTAGTTTTCCAATTGTACGGTAAACAATTTGATGAGGTTAAAAAATATATTGACGGTATTACATTTATGCGTAACGTTAGTTACAACAAAATTGAAAATATACCAGATTTATTGATTAAGAATTTCGCCACAATGCTTGGGTTTAAATCCTACGAAATTGAGGATGAGGATAGTTTAATTGAGTCGCTATTCCAATTAGATGACAAAAATACGTTAAAAACGATAACACCAGCTGAATTGGACATTGAGATTTGGAGAAGAATAATGATAAACGCAATTTATCTTTTCAAATCAAAGGGTACTAGAAAATCAGTTGAGTTTATTTTAAAATTAGTTGGTTTACCTAACGAAGTTTTTGATTTAAATGAATTTGTCTATACAGTTGAGAATCCGATAAACCCAATCGATAGTTTAAATAAAATCTATGAGGGTGATAGTAGGTATAACCCAAATAAATTATTTGATATAGTACCATTTGATTCAAAGGGTAACCCAACGGTACCTAAAACTGTGGTATACCAAGAAAACGGTGGTTATATCTTTGAGGATAAAAACAATGTTGGTTTATTTGATTTCGGTAAAAAATATATCAATGAGTACAAAAAATTCAACCAAGTTAAATTATTCACGTTAGATAGAACAATTGATAACGTAAAATCTTGGGTATATACTGATAAGACAAAAGAATATGTTGCTGACGATTTAAATGGTTATACCGAATATACCGTAGACTCAAGTGATCTTGTGATTAACTCAAAGGAGCTTGAAGTTTATTTAGCATCAAATAGAGTTTTTGATGTGACAGTTTATAGACAATATTATAGAAATATAGGTTTAGTTAATAGTGATTTAAATATAAATTCAGCATTAAAATTTGACGTTTCATCGTTATCATTTAATCAATTCATAAAGAAATCTTTAGACAACTTTATAAATCCAACCAATAGAAAAACAATCAAAACATATCCAACCCTAACAAAGTTATATTTTGATTATTTAAAAACAACACCAACACCGATAACATCAGCTGTCGCTTTAGATTTTTTAAGTAAATTTGATACATCTTGGGTTAAATTGATTGAACAATTCGTACCAGCAACATCAATTGTTAACGCAGGTAAAAAAGTGCAGAACTCAATATTTTTAGATAATAAATTTGTTTATAAGCATGGTAAAAATGAAAAAGTTGGTTGGTTAGGAACTGACGGTTCAGAATTCCAACAAGCAGCACTTAAACCAGTTTATTTGGGTACAACGAATGTTACCGAAAATAACGGTATTATTCGTGAAACAATCGTTGGTGATTCACCAACATTCCAAATTAGTGGTAGACAGGGAACCAAAATCATCGGAAGTGACCCAACAGTAAACGAATATTTTGGTGTTCATTATGGTATGTTTGAATACTGTGATACAACCGAAGGTAGATTTTATGTTTGGGAGTCTGGTGTTGATTATGGAAATGATACCATATTTGGTGGTAACATTAATAAGACGCTTTACACCACAACTGAACAAAGATATGGTGTATTTGTAGTTTATGATGGCTCGGTTTATAGGTTAAATACTAGGTATCTATTTCAAGGTACTGGATCTATACCAAATATACATACAGCTGGTACTGGTGTTGCGTTATCAAATACATTACCACCTAATAGAGCAACTGTAACAAACACACTCGGTATTACTAAAAAAATATGGGATCATATTCATATGGATGTTGATACAAGAACAATCACATTTGGTGATACTTTAGGTTTGGGTATCCGTCAATTAGAGCGATCGTTTTATATGAATAGTATTGGTAGAGCTTTAGCATATACCCAACTTGGTATTGATTTTGATTGCCCACCACCAAAACCGCATGTTTGTTACTATGATTTTAATGGTAAAACTATAAATTTAACAACATATGTTGGGTCAACATATAAAACGTATTTAGATGAAACTGGTGCTTTATTATCGGTTAAACAACCTAAGTTTTATGGTTATAGTAGAGATTACTCACAAGAACAACCAACTGGGGTAACACACGGTTCATATACACAATGGGTTGTTCCTTATAAAAAAAGATTTGCGTGGGAATCAAATAAGGTATATTATACTGGTGAAATAATAGCTAACATCCATCCAACACATAAATCAAATTTAGTCTATAATAGTAATGTATATTTAGTAACGGGTACAACAACCCAAAATTATATTATAGGTACTGGTGGTACTTACCCAGCAACAGCTCCACTTGGAACTAAACTAATAGCAACAGCCAGCGCAACATCGGTTACGACTGGAGCAAGCGTTAATGCAACAACAATTACTGGTGACACACCAGGTAGTATGTTTGGTAGATACCAAGATAGGACTAAAACTGACCCATTTATGCATGTTGATACGGCATTCATAAATAAAATTAAATTAAACCCAAATCAAACTGTACACTCAGTTAATTTAACTAAGTCGTTAAATTTAGCGCATATTTTTAGCGGTAGTACGGCAGCTACAACATATAGAGTTTCGGATAATATTGTTAATAACGAATTATTCATTTCCGATTCAATTAGTGTGTCATTTGATGGTTTTTATCACATAGATAAAAACAAAATAGGGCCTTTTTATATATTAAAAAATGATAATATTTTTACTCATACGTTAAATGAATCAATTCTATTATCACCAGATACCGATAACTACATTTCAATACAATCATTAAACGAAAATTTCGAAACCAACGGTAACGATTTAAATCTGATTAACGCAACAAATGGTTATTACTTAATAAGTAAAAACTGTTTTTTAAATTTTAATTTCGGTTTATATTTTGAGTCTGTAAATAATGTATTGCAAACTGTTGAGATTAAATTAGTTAATAATTTGGGCTATGTGTATGACACACAATTATTTGATTTTATTGGTGACGACTCTGGTGATTTAAGACAATATTTGTTTCAGTATTCTGGATTTTTTAATGCTGGTGAAAAAATTTATCTTGTAATTAAACCGATAAATTTGGGTTGTACTTTGACTAGATACGAAAAAGTAAATGTTGATTACACAGAACCAACAACGTTTGACCCAATGAATGATCCTAGATTTAGGTTATTATTTAATTCTGGTTTTAATGGTAAAGGTTACATTTCTGATGGATTTTCAATTAAACCAATTTATAATCTAACGGATTTAGGTACCAATTCAATTCAATATAAAAATGATGCTGTAAAATACACTGATTTAAATATAGTAGAAATTAATTATACTTCAGACCCTAGTTATTTATTTAACATCTTATTTTACAAATACTATTCAAAGTTTGGTCAAGGTCAAATTGTTTACGATACAACCGAATTTGATAAAGAGCTTGGTAATGATAAGATTGATTTCACAATTACATTAAGAGGTAAAAATGAAAATATTGCAGCGGACGCCTTAGTTAATTCAAACCAATCTAGCAATAGTGCTGTTGGGGTTGAAAGTAGTAAAGTCGAATTTAGTGTATCTTTATTTGATTATTATTTAGGTAATACACCTGAGGTTACTGAATTTAATAATGTTAGTAACACAATATCAATAGGTAAAAACCCACAAAATAGAAAATTGGGTTACACTAGAAATATAAATTACATACCAGCATATAGTTTTTATAATGGTAGTTCTATCGGAACTGCCACAACACAAACAACCGCAACATTAAAATCATATGATGATGGTTTATTGGATTATACAAAATTAAATTATTCTTTTGATTTTGTAACACAATTAAAATTATATAAGAGATTTTATACAGATGTACCTAGTGGGACTAATTTTAGTTATCATAAATTAGAAAATCAAATATATGACAGTGAAATATATAAAGCTGTTTTGGATAAAGCACCATTATTTAATTCAAAAATTATTAATTACGAATTAAATGATATTGTTAAAGTACCTGTAGAAAACTATAAAGTCGTTGTTGATACACCAACAGGTAAAACTGTTGAAATTAAAACGGTTTATAGATTATTTGTTTGTGTTAATGATATACATAAAGATCATTGTTATAAAGCTCAATTAACCTCTACTAGCCCAGTAGTTCAAGGTGATATTCACCCAGTCTACCGACCAATGGGATCCAGATCTTGCTTTGTACCAATTGAAAAATACAACCCAGCCAATTTTACACCTTGGGGTTATGAAGAATTTAACTTTGGTGCAAAACAAAATGCCAACTTAACGGATTATATTTATAAAAATATAAAACCATATGACCCAGAAAGCTCCGATTATAAATTTGGTGATGTGTTTATTGGTAGTTTTGAGGATGTAAACTCATTTTTTAGATATGTTTACCAAAAACCGTTGACATACTTATCAACCACAACATATAATCCAGGCGATTTTGTTTTACGAAGTGAAACTGTTAGTGGTGTTACATATAATAGATTTTATTGTGCTAGAACAACAACAACAAACAACGCACCACCAACACCACAATTTAATGCCACTGGTGGTACAATATCTGGTGTTAATAAAACATGGAACACATATTGGATGAGAATTGGTGGTGATTTATTTGACCACAGATCATTAATTGGAACAGCTGGTACTGTACCAACGGGTATAACAATATCAGGTATTACGTCATTTGGTACAACTTGGGTTAACTGGGATGGTTATACAGCATTCGGATCAACTGCGGCCAGGATACCAAAAACGTTACCAATAACAAGTGGCGGTACACCATATATCACAACTGGAACTAGCACTGGTTATACTTATCATGGTATAACGTATGGTAAAAAATACAATTCACTATTAGATTTAAATAAGGTTTATATCGAACAAAGTTACCAACACTTAGATACCTATGAAACAATTAATATTAATAGGTTATTTAGGGCTAAAAATACCAGTGGTGGCGCCACAGATTTAAGAAATTATAGTGGTGTTTATGCTTTGGGTACAACAGATACTGATGCATATAAAGATTATAGTGGAATACTTAGAACAGGGAAAACAAACATATATTTGAAACCTGGTTACCCAATTGATAACACTAGTAATTCATATTACACATATCCTTTCTTTAATGATTTATCTGGATCGGATCCGTTATTTGAAAGATTAGGTTTTGTTAGTGATAAAAACAACCCAACAAACTGGATTGTTGGTGCAACGGGAACAACTTTCCAGGGTTCAAATTCTGATCCATTATATTTGGGTGCTAAATATGCTGTGAATAGGGGTGTGCTTTATAAGTATATGGGGGCTGGTAATTTAACATTAACAACGACTACAACTGAACCATACAACGACTCAACCAATTGGGAAGAAAGAGATTTTTGTTTAGTTAATAATTTCACTTTTTATAAAGATAGAACCAAAGTTACTGTATTTGAATCTGATATTGAAAGTTTAACCACAGATGTTAAAAATAATTTGTATTTCTATAATAAAAATTTAGCATTAAAAAGTGGATTTACTAGTAGATCTTTCAGTGGGTCAACGATTAATAATAAATTAATGACAGCGCTAGATAAATTTTATGATATAACAGATGAAAACAGAATCACACCTGGTTCACATGGTATTGTTGATTTTAGAGCTAGTGGTAATGATATTATTTTAGATTATTACCCAGAAAAAGATCAAGTTGGGTACCCACTAACAGGTGAATTTATTGGTAGATTGAAATTAACAAACCCCTGCGGTCAAATGGCCACAACGTTTTTTGGTCTTTTATTTGATACCGATGTCACATTATTAGATAGAGCTGGAAATATAAGCTCAGCACCAGTTGTTATCCCTGAAACTGCGGATATTTTACCATATTTAACCAGAATTATTGTTAATCAAAGCGCTAATGCTTCAGCCACTATAACGGTTAAATATATTAG